ACCAGCGAGTCACGACGCACGGTACGATAAGGGATATCTGCGTTTTGCAGGGTTTCCAGTGCCATGAATTCTGTCATGCCAATCAGATAATCTAGTTCATGATTATTCATTTAAATCTTCCTTAAGATAAGTAATAGCTTTTTCTAAAATTTCTATAGAATCTTTCATCATCCCCAAACCTACATTGCATTCAGTACAAAGCAAGCCACGAATTTTTCCTGTTGTATGGTTGTGATCAACAACAAATGACCCCCGACCTCTAGGTGTATCTGTTTTACAAATCTTACATAAATTATTCTGGCTTGCTAGAAGTGATTCAAATTCATCGATACCAATACCAAATTTTTTTCTTAAGATTTCTATCTTTATTAGATCGAAATAGAGCTTCTGGATTTTCTTTCTTTTTACGTTGGTATAACTCTCTTGCCAATTGCCGTTCACATGGTGGGCAATGTGGACCTCGACCATCAGTAGTATTACCTTTGGTTTTAACTCGAAAAACTTCAACTGGCAAAGATTTCTTACAAGTTCTACAAATTTTAGTCACGGACTAACGCTACCAAATTTTCTGAACGCTGTACTAGTGATAGGATATTTTTCCTGAAAAGGAACTTCCATTGATCGTCCACATTGTTCGATTTCCCACATAGGAAACGATGGAAATGTAGAGTTTTCATCTGTTGTCCGAAGTGACAGAAATGACATAAGACTACGTGGATTAAGTGTGACATACATTGAAGAATATGTATAGACCGGAAGAACCCCACGAGCTACTTCTTTAGCCACACCAGAATCAAGCTGTCTCTGGTAGGAAGAGTATGCACTAGTACACTGTTGTTCGATCTCAGCTACAAGAATTTCATATTGTTCATCTGTACCCGCTTCAAAGGTGTAGTGACCCGGTTTCCCGACCTGTGTAATCGGTCGGTGACGAGGCGGTACATAAAACTTAGGCTCTAGTTGCGTATATCTACCGCTGACCTCATTGTAAGAGAAGCCAATACGATGACGATGCCATTCACGGAAGACAGCAATGGGAGCTTCAACAAAAAACGTCATCGCACCATGTTCAAAGGGCGAGCCATGGCGGTTTTTCATCAGAAATTCAATCTTGCCACGGGACTCTTCTGTAGGCATGGAAAGAAACTCTTGAGATTGGGGGCCTTGTGTACTGACCATCATAGCGGCAAGCACCGAGTGATCCCCTCCCATAGAATCAACCAAGTTTACACTCAGATCACTACTAAATTCAGTCATCGGTTAATCTTTCTTGCTTGCTTGGCCCGTTTAGCCTTGGCACGACGTTCCTCTAGAACGGTCCACGGACGTCGCTTCGTCATCGAGTATCGGGAGAACTTCAAGCCTTCAGGCTCAGATACGAAGATAGTATGCTTGGATGCACCACGACGCTCCTGCAAGGCTTGGTATAGGTCTTTGATCTGGTCAGGGGTAAGATTTTCGAGTTGCTGTGGATTCATAATTTCCTTTCGTCTAGTTCAATTATAGCTCATGACGAGGATCCTGTCAAGAGTTTCCGTTAAATTAGGAAGAGAGACAAGGAGAATTCTATGGGAATGAGTTACGGCGGTAAGAGATGGACACTCCCACTTTCGCTGCGAGCGCTAGAACAGGAAGCTAACCTGATAGCACCGAGACGTTCTAAGGCTAGTGATGGTTCGATTGGTGACCAGGCCCATGCTTCTAGAAAATCTGACCATAATCCTTCAGGTTGGTGGGTACATGCAATTGACCTAACACACGATCCGAGAAATGGTTTTGATGCACACGCTCATGCCCGCAATATCGCTGCACGACATGACGGTCGTATCGAATATATCATTTCTAATCGCAAGATTGCAGAACGTGAAAATGGGTTTAGATGGCGTAATTATGATGGAGAGAATCCTCATACTAAACACGCTCATTTTTCTATCAGACATACTACACTTGCCCGATATGATACAAGTAAATGGCTTAATGCCATAATTTTATTTCCTACACCTACCCCTCCAGTATATGTTCCACCAACACCAAAGCCTACACCTGCACCACCGGTAATTATTCCAGCCCCACCCGTTATCAACCCACCAACTTACACAGAGGATGATGAAATGTCAATTTTTAGAGATCACACAGGAGCTATCTGGCTTATCTATGGCAGCGGTGAACGTCGTCACCTTAGTTCTATGGATGAGGTGAATGTACTGCGGATGACTATTGCTCCTAAGTATATTGATTTTGGAGCTAATGCTATTCAGAGTCAAATTATTCTTAATAACACTCGGCCACTATGATCCAAGACTGGGCTTCGGCCATGGAAAAAATCTACAGTTAAATTAGGAAGAGAGATAGGAGATCTATGGTAGCCGTAAGTGGTAGGGGATGGTCGCTCGCACCGTCACTAGTAGCGTTAGTGAAAGAATGTGATAGACGAGCACCAAGGCGTTCTACACTGAGTGACGGATCTATCGGTGATTCCGCTCATCGAGCGAGAAAATCTGACCATAATCCTTCAGGTTGGTGGGTTCATGGTGTAGATATTACTCATGACCCTGGTGATGGGATGGATATTCATGCTCACGCTCGCAATATCGCTGCAAGACATGATGGTCGCATAGAGTACATGATTTCACTAGGTATGATTGCCGAGGCGAGTAATGGATTCCGATGGGTACGTTACAACGGCGAGAATCCTCATAATAAACATGCACACTTTTCGGTTCGTCATACAACTCTAGCACGATTCGATACAAGTCCTTGGCTTGGTGGTGTAGTAAGTTTCCCTACACCAGTACCACCGCAGATTTATGTGCCGTCAACACCTAAGCCAACTGCTAATCCACCCGCACCACCAACTGAGATAGTTGAAGATGGACCACCTATAGAGGAAGAAGAGATGAAAATTTACGCACTGAATTATCCAAACCGAGTCGAATACTGGCTTACCTATGCTGATGGTTGGCGCACTAATCTTAATGCACAGAATGATCTACCAACATTCTTCCGCATGGGAATGCCTGTTGTCAATATCGTAGGCGAGTATGATTGTAATACATTCAAGAACTTTACTAGTGAGCGTCCGTACGGCCAATGGTAAATGACTGGGCTTCGGCCATGGAAAAAATCTACAGTCAAGCCATTTATGAGTCTTGTAATGTAGCAGATCTTGAATTCAGTAGTGGTCATCGCATCGAAGTCCGGCTTGCTCTTTCTGATTCTCAGAAACAGGTCGGACTTTCTGTTGCAGAGACGCTTGATATGGGGATGTTATTCTATTACAAGCACCCTACATATATTCCTTTCACGATGGCTGAGATGGCCCACGATCTTGATATCGGTCACTATAATTCCGAGGGTATTCTTATTCAGTCTACTCAGTGTGAGGCTGGCTCTCTAGAACATGTGACTTGCTCGATGCCTTTCAGCTACGTACTGGAAATGCCTGCTGGCACTCTTCCTGTCGGAAACTTTCGGATTATCTGATGGCTGAACAGAAGCATCTCTGGTATGATGAAGATGTAGATCTTTGTCAATCCTGTGGTCAAAGTCGCTATGTTCCATCAAAAACAGCCGGGTTATGCATCGAATGCAACCCGGCTGATCCTAAATATATTGGAGCGGATAACGATTAGTGGTGAGGATACACGGTACTGCCCCGAGTTATTCAGTTTGGAAAACTGACGCATCACTTTAATGCTTCATCCCCTTGGTCAGGCATCCAGGTGCCGCCCCTGGTGTCTCAGGTTTCCAAAACCCGCGGATTAACTGTTTTCCCAATGCCTGATGGAATCATAGGTCGGTACTGCCCCGACTTCACTGGTGTTGCAGACCAGTTCCTCACTTCTCGGCTCTATGATTTGTGGGACGAGATAGACTTGCACTATCCACCTACGGTTCTTCACGCCGTTGCTCTACCTACATGAGCTATCGTCCCTAGTTAGTGTAGGTCACTACCCTCCGGTTTAGAGTTTACCGTTACTCGCATTGGGGTGACAGAGCGGACTTAAACCGCCAATACCAGGGACACAACCTGGCGTGTTATCATTACACTACAGCCACAGTGTGTGCCGAGAGACTCGAACTCCCAATGTTTCTTAAGTAACTGATTTACAGTCAGCCTGCTTCACCCAATTTGCATAGACACACATGATATTTAATTTTCTGAGGAAGGAAGGAGTCTCGAACTCCTACGGGTGTTACCCCCAACTGTTTTCAAGACAGTGGTCATTAGGCCGCAACTTGACTTATCCTTCCTGGCTTAGGATTTTAATTTCATTCTATAATTAGAACCAGCTTGTCTGCAGTCCTCACATCGACACTGCCAACGGTTATACATATTCCAAGTACCATGCTTTCTGCGGTCTTCATACCACTTTTGAGTCTTTTTTAAGTGACAATCATAACATAATACCTGACAATTCTTTAGTTCTTTTTCACGTATAGTTTCATTTCTGTTAAAAATGAGTGAAGGGTCCATAGTCTTTAATTCTGGATCGATATGATCTATTTCAAGACGATCAGATGAACCGCAAGAACATGGACCATTTTCATCAATCCAATTCTGACGACGCTTTGCCGTCCACTGACGTTTATATGCTTTTCGTGCTTCTTTGTCTTTATATGGCATGGTGGACCGTACGGGTACTGCCCCCGTTCCTCTACCTTGCAAGGGTAGCGTGATTCCTTCTCTACTAACAGCCCTAAGATGGTGGCGTGTCTCGGAGTCGCACCGAGAGCTTCGGCTTATGAAACCGACGTGTTACTATTACACCAACCCGCAACGAATTATGAAGAAGCACCCGAGGGAAAGGAGCCGCTACAATGATACTTGTAAAAATAATGCTTGGACATTCTGCTCAACCTTCCTCTTCGGGTATGCTCTACTTATCGACACTAACTGTATTTTTATTTACAACGATTAATCTTCGTCATCTAGATCGAGGAAAAATACCTCGTCATCACAGGCGATGATTTGACCAAGCGTTGATATGGTAGGACGCATCGGCATCGCCTCTAGCATGTCTGCAGCGTTCCGAAAAATGTTTGCTGCTACAAGCGGATGGCATCCATCGAGATCTATTTTTGGCTCTACATCATCTTCAAGAATAATAGAGATGATTGTAAGTCCTGTACCTAGATCAAACTGTTCTTCCATTAGTAGCTCCAGTCTTATAGAAATTTATTTTTTAAATCCGATAAAATTTCTACATTTTCACCAGAAGCTCTTATAAGATATTCTAGAGCTTGTAGTAAACCTTTTATATTATCTCCTAAATTCCCCAATGCTAAATTGCATTTAGTACAAAGCAATCCTCTTACTAGGCCAGATTCATGATCATGATCTATTGATAAATTTTGTACAGTATTAGTCTTTGAATTTATTTTTACTTCTGGATTATTACAGATAAAACATAATTGTTCTTTCTTATTTATAGACTCTTGATAATCTTCGACTGTAAACCCAGAATCTGGGAATGTATAATTTTGATATCTGTTTTCTTTAGATTTTTTGCCATAATATTTTCTACTAGAATTTTCACAGTTTTTACAAGCTGCTCGTGCCCGTCTTGAGCCAGGTAAACCTTTTATAGCCTGAAAATTTTCTCTAGGTAGATTTTTTTTACATCTTGAACAAGTTAAAAGGATATTAAAATCTGGATCAGCTGAATCTATATGTTTTAAATCTGGTTTTAAAGCTTGATATCTATCCCTTTGAGTTTTATTAGTACAATTTTTACAATTATAGGAACGTCCTCTACGAGATGTAAATGCGGGAGCTGTGCTAAAATTTTCCATCGGAAGGGACTTGAGGCAGCTACTGCATTGTAGTGTAATATCCATAACTTGATCGTTTTCTATTTGGTTCTACTATATTTAACGGCTTAGTCGACGGGGTTGCCTTCGCCGTCTACAGTACTAGTATAGCGCTTCCCACGGAAGATTGCAACTCCGTCGTTGATAAGGACGTTGGTGGGCCATGCTGCACGGCCTTCCTTCTCATAGTATATCACCATCATGCCCTGTTGCCAAGACTCTGTACCAGATTTATCTGTCTGAGTGCCACGAGAGTTGATGCCGGTGCTAGCTGAAGGTACTTGTCCGTCAATCTTGCATGAGCAGCCAGCCGACCCTGCGAAGATATCATATCCGCCGTTACGGTCCCGTCTGCGGTCCCAGACTAGCTCTGCACGGTGAGTGTGCCCGAAGACCGTTGACACGCCCTTAGCGAGGTGCTTAGCGGCTGTAGCGCCCCTTGTACCGGACACGAGCTTGCCGTGCTCGAAACGTAGCCCGTCGTTCGCCCAGAATTCGCCGTTAGGATAACTATCGATGTAATTTACGTTGCTCTCATCGAAGCGGCACAGGTAGCTGAGGCCGAGCACAGGTTCATCATCGTCGGCACGGGTAATGCCCAGAAGAGAAGGAATCTTATCTGTAACAATATTGTCTAGACGATCTTCGTGGTTGCCCTTTAGATAGACAAGTTCTGCATCAGGAGTAATCTGACGCTGAGTAGCGGCTACGGTAGCGATACGATTGATTGTAAGCTGGGTATTGCCAAAATATCCTGGCGCTGAGCGGTGCGTAGAGAACTCTGCAAAATCAGCATTGTCACCCTGCCATACGACGATATCGATTCCCTCTTCAGCTTCTAGATCAGCCATGATCTGATTCTGGATATCAAGAACACGCTCATCGTGAATCGTTGTCAGGTTACCTTCGTTATCACGACTGTAACCAATCTGCATATCAGGGATACTAATAGCTAGCCCAATGCCATCCGCTTTACCGTTCTTAGATTTTGGAACGTTAACCGTAATACTAGGTAGAGTAGCACGTTCATACTTAGGCTGTAGATCAGGAATAATTTCAATCGTCTGGCCTGATGTTTCTTTCGGAACCTGCTTGTTCGACCCATCTTCCTGCTTCTCCCATACGTATGTGGTGCGAGAACCTACGGTTACTTTGCCGACTCGAAGTCCAGCATCATCGTACTCTTCGAGAAGTTCTTTCAGATTGTCTAGACCGGTGTCATCTGTTACTACAGAGACTTTGCCGTTCCACTTACGCTGGCCATACTTGGCGAGACTTTTCACGTTAACTGGTGCAAGGTCATTATCGGCAAGATACTGGACAATCTGTGTCGCCCTCTTCCCTGCTAGCCATAGCTCTTCGATTACGTCTAACTGGGGATGTTCTGAGGGTTTCACTGTTTTCATCAAAGATTTGCCTTTCAATTGGGCGACAAAACGAACGTCTCTTCTTGTCGATTTAACGGCTTATTCGTCAGACTCTGGCCGTTGCCGACCGAGACGTTTATTCTTTTTTTTCTTTAGATCGGGGAATCGGTCAGACCGGAATGGGTTGAAGTATCCTGGTCCATTCGGTTCGTCGTGGATACCACGCAGATTGCTTTTAAGATACTTCTTCTTTTTCTTTTTTGATCCCATGATCACAAATTAAAATTCCCTGTAGATGGTCATACTCATGTTGGAAAATTTGAGCAATTTCACCAGTTAATGTTTCATAACCTCGATTAAAGGAGCGCACTTGAATTTTCCTATACCTAGTAACAACGTAGGTTCGCCCATCTAATGAAAGGCAACCTTCTGTAGTTAGGTATTTATCTGACATCCAGATAATATCTGGAGCGGTGAAATATCCAGTTTCTCCACTAGCAAGTTTATAGACAAAAATTGAGCTGCTATTTCCAACTTGATTAGCAGCAAGTCCAACGCCGCCACTTTTCTTAAGTGTCCGAAACATCTCCTTCACAATATCGTCAACAACTTCTTCAGCCGGGACGGTCAGTGCTCGCTGTCGCAGGAGATAGTTCGGATACTGAATAATCGATCTCATATAACTATGATAGCACAGATCCTAGGGCTTTGTCAAGCGCCTAACTTCAGCCGTAGCTTCCCATAGAGAGAGGTGTCGGTTCTTGTTGTGGAACCGGTGGATCTTCTTGTGACACTTGCGATGCACCGGTACGAGATCTCGAAGGTGCTCGTTCTCGAAACGTTCGTACGTCCGATGATGTAAGTCCATCGGTAAATTTATCTTGCGACAGACATAGCATTCCTTCGGGAGCTTGCTAGCCCAGTAGCGTGCTCGTTTAGCTTTCCACTCAGCCGAGGCGAGGTACTTGCGGTGAGCTTTCTGTTTCGGTGAGAGTTTACGAGCCATGTCATAGTTGACGGCTGGTATCTGTTTTTGGGCATAGTCCGGCCCTACCATTCGTCTAGTAAGGGCTAAGGTATGTAACCTCGACCAGACGATGATGGTTGGTAGGATATCCAGGTGCTCTGAAAAGCGTTTCATTCTCTCTAAGCAAGCCGAGGCTTACTCCAGCTCCCTACCTTGTCCTTGCGGAAGGGTGGTAGACCCCTTAAGTCACGGACCTGTTGCTCGGTACATTCGAGCGGGCCTCCGTGAAACATCTTCATAGTTCTTGTAGTCTCGTTCGACCTGGGCTTTCAGACTAGCCCTTAGCTGGGCGTAGGTGACAAGCGGTTCCCTGACAAGAATTTTGAAGTCGCATCCCTCACTAGTTCGTTCACGCTGATTGACATTGACAAGGTATCTGGCGCACGTATGCGTTACCTACCTTGTGTATCTCTCCACCATTGGCCAAACCTTTTCAGAATTGTGATGTCATCGGGCCGTGCCCGGTCAAGTGCTGCTATCCATCTCCTTAGAAATTTCTCCGTCCTTAAACTATATCACGGCCACTAGAGATTGTCAAGTACCTCTTGACACACGTATAGGATGATGCTATAATGGATATATACAATCGAAAAGGAGTCAGGTGCTAAGAAATAAAAAAATCTACACAGATGAGCAGAAGGAAGTTCTTTGGGAACGGTATAATTCTGGTGACAAATCTGTCTACCAGGATCTTTGCGAAGCTTATCTTCCTCTTGTGGAAATTATTGCTAGTAATAATAAATCTCGTCTTCCTGATCAGGTTGAGGTTGATGATCTAATCAGTGATGGTTTCTTTGGTCTTGCTGATGCTATCGAAAAATATGATTCTTCTGTTGGAGCAAAGTTTGACACGTATGCTACGAGCCGCATCCGTGGTGCGATCTATGACCGTCTACGTGACTACGATCCGATCAGCCGCCATTATCGTGGTAAGTTTAAGCAGGTCACCGCTGTCACTGACGCTCTGAGTGAGATCTACCAACGTGTTCCCACTGATAGTGAAGTTGCGAAGGAATTACGTTGGGAAGTTGCTGAGGTCCAGAAGATTCGTAGTTATTATCTCAGTTCTTTCACAGTGAACATTGATGAGTACATCACCGATGGAACTCATGAAAGTTTCAGTCTGGCAGATGTTCTTGCGGACGATACGATCGGTGATGCTGACTTTCAGCTTCAGGAGCAGGAGATTACTGATCGCCTGATCGAAGGACTAGAAAGTCTGTCTGACCAGGAATCGCTCGTTGTTTTCTGGAAGCATGAGAAGGGGCTGAATTTCCGTGAGATTGGTGAACGTCTCTCGATCAAGGTGCCTCGTGTCAGCCGGATCTACTCGGGTGCGATGAAGAAGTTGCGTCAGGAATTTGACAACCAGTGACAGCTCGGGTAAACTTAAAGCTGTCGTTGACGTTAAGTATCTAGTACGCTAAATAAACAGGAGTAACATGTCAGATTTTCTTTCATTCCAGCTGACAGACGATTTCATTGAGCCTTACAGCGCTCTGAAACCAGACTGGGGATTTTCAATCGGCGGGGGTAACTTCCTCTCCGAACTTGTCTATGTAAATAAATATTCAGCTCTTAAAGACGATGGGTCTAAAGAGCAGTGGTACGAAACATGTCGTCGCTGCGTCGAAGGTATGTATTCTATTCTCAAAGATCATTGCAAAAAGAATAAGACACCTTGGAACGATTTAAAAGCACAGAAGTCGGCTCGTGATGCTTACGACCGTATGTTCCATTTTAAGTGGACGCCACCGGGTCGTGGACTTCAGCATATGGGTCGTGAAGCTATTCACTCTCGTCAAGATTCTAGCTTCCTCCAGAATTGCGCTTTCCTTACGACAGCTAAGCTTAGTGCTCACTCTGTTTGGGAAGCTACTGGACCATTCACTCGCATGATGGAAATGAGCATGTGTGTAGATGGTGACACTTGGGTGATGACTACTGAAGGGCCACGTAAAATTAAAGAGATTGACATGCCTCTAGACGTCTACGTCTCTGGTGAAAAACACGCAGCCCCTTACGGAGCGTGGGCAACGGGTATCAAGGATACCGTTCTTCTTGAGACGGAAGAAGGCTATTCTATGCGTCTGACAAATGATCATAGGGTACGGACGGTTACTTATGGTCGGACAACTAATAATAGAGTTACAGAATCGTTTGCATGGGTAGAGGCCGGTAAGCTAAAATCAGGGGATAAAATTCTTCTTTCGGATCAATACGGAATTAATTGGCTTGGTGAGGGCACTTGGGATGAGGGGTATCTTACTGGAGCTTGCCTTGGTGACGGTTGGAAAAACACAACTTCATTTGTTGTAGCTGCGTATAAAAAAGATATTGCATATGAAAGCATTAAAACTCAGGCACTATCTAGTGTAGCTAGCGTCTCTCGTCGAGCATTGGCCGGAGGATGGACAGAAAAAAATAAAGATTGTGATACACTTACAATTGGCACTTGGGTTAGTAAATATCTTGATGTTTCGCCTAAAATAATGCTTGATGAAATTGAAAAGGCTTCTAAAGAATTTTATCAAGGATTTCTTCGAGGATTCTTTGACGCTGATGGTGGGGTAGTAATAAATCCTAAATCCAATAGCGTCCAAGTATGTCAGTCTAATCTTGATACCCTACAAAGAGTACAACGAATGCTGCTTAGACTAGGTGTGAAAAGTAATATTCAAGTTAAACGAGGCGAGTCTGTTCCTATGGCCATTTTAGGAGTCGACACGGTATCAAATCCTTCTTGGAATCTAGTTATTTCTTCAGATGCTATTCTGCGATTTGCAGATGTCGTTGGATTTTCAAAGGGACCTAAGGCTGATGCCTTACACACGTTGACTCAGCAAGGATTTTATCATTCATATATGAGTGCCAGGGTTAGATCGGTAGTCCCAGCAGGTGAGACTGTAACTTACGATATCAGCGTTCCTTCTATTGAAGCATTCGATGCGAATGGCTTGTATGTTCATAATTGTGGGATCGGTGTAGGATTCGATACTCGTGGGGCTAATAATCTAGCACTTCATGAGCCGAGTCTAGAGAAGAAAGATATCTTCGTCGTTGAGGATAGTCGTGAGGGATGGGCTGAAGCTATCGGTGTCCTACTCGAAAGTTATTTCTTTAAGAATCGTAACTATGTAGAATTTGACTATACTCAGATCCGTCCTTCAGGTGCTCTACTTAAAAGCTTCGGTGGTCGTGCTTCTGGTCCTCAGCCGCTTATTGATTGCATTGAGCGTGTCCGTTTCCTGCTTGGAGAACGTGAAGGCGAAAAGCTGACATCTCGTGATATCGTTGATGTAATGAATCTGATTGGTAAGGCTGTTGTTGCTGGTGGTGCTCGTCGTTCTGCTCAGATTGCCTTCGGCTCAGTTGACGATGATGATTACACTTCTATCAAGGACTGGACTCTACCTGAGAATCAGCTTCGTACAGACCCCGATCATGGTTGGGCTTGGAATTCTAATAACTCAGTTTTTGTAGAGGGAGAAATTCCTAAAGAACTTATTGACAAGACCGTGCTGAATGGTGAGCCTGGATACATGTGGCTAGATCTCGCTCAACAGTATGGGCGTATGGTCGATCCGCCTAACGGTGCAGATTACCGTGCTATGGGTGGTAACCCTTGCCTTGAGCAGACACTAGAGCCATGGGAATGCTGTACTCTAGTCGAAACTTTCCCGACGAAGCACACAGATTTTTCTGATTACCGTGAGACTCTGAAAGCTGCGTATCTTTACGGTAAAGCTGTTACACTACTGCCTACTGCATGGCCTGAGACAAACGAGGTCATGGCACGTAATCGTCGTATCGGTTGTTCTATGTCAGGCGATGCCGAGTTTGTAGAAACTCGTAGTTGGGCCGAGTTGCAGGAATGGCAAGATGAAGGTTACAAGTTTATCAACCACCGTGATAAGAAATACAGTGAGTGGCTTGCTGTACGTGAAAGCATTAAGAAGACTTCAATTAAGCCATCAGGTACAGTGTCGCTTGTTGCTGCTGTAACTCCTGGCGTCCATTGGCCTGTAAGTGCTGGATCTCATATCCGACGTGTACGTTACTCTGTGAATGACCCGCTTGTAGCTAAGCTCGAAGATGCTGGTTATCCGGTAGAGCCTATGATTGGTGATCCTAAAAATACTGTTGTTGTTACATTTATTACTCAGTCTGCGCCGATTCGTGATGAGCGGTCTGTGTCAATTTGGGAGAAAGCCGAGCTTGCAGTTATGGCTCAGCGTTGGTGGGCTGACAACCAAGTTTCTGCTACTGTTACATTCCTTCCATCAGAGGAAGGGCAGATCGCTCCACTACTTGCTTCAAAGAAGGGGCAGATTAAGGGGATCAGCTTCTTACCTCTACGTGACGACGAGGTTTATCCTCAGGCTCCTTATGAGCGTATCTCGGAAGAAGACGCTCAGAAGATGCTCAGTAAAGTAAAGCATCTCAAGGGAATTTACAAGAAGGGACAGGAAGCCAGCGGAGATAAATTCTGCGATAATGACAGTTGTACGATCTGAGCTGCCGTTAGATATAAAGAGAAACGTATTTAGGAAAAATATGGCTAAACGAAAATACTCCACAATCATTGACCGAGAGCCTGTCCCTGAGGGGCAGAGAGGTCAACGTCCCTATAACCGTGAGCAGATCTATCGTTGGCTCTACAAGAACTCTGATAGCCGTGGGATCGTAGTATATTCTCAGCAGGATATTTCTAAGTTTCTCGAAATCGGGTATCAGAATCTATCAACTATTTTTACTGACTTCGTAACCACAGGTCATCTCAAAAAGTATGGCCGTAACTATGAAGTTGTATTCGACCCAGATGATCTAGATTGGGGCGAAAAATTCCGAAGTGTACACGCAGAAATAAGAAAAGTGCATCAGCACCCACAAAAAGGAGATAAAGAATGAATGATTTTCTAAGTGCAGGAAGCTGGCTTCCATACGTTGCGCTATTCCTACCGCTACTAATTGGTCTACTAGTAAAGTCAAGTGCATCTGAGAAACTAAAGTCTGTAACAATGATTGTTGTTACAGGTGTTGCATCTCTAGCTTATAAGGTAGATGCGGGCGGTGGTATCCTTACAAAGGAAATGGCAGGAGCATGGGCTATGTCTATGATCATTGCTGTAGCTTCATATTACGGCGTATGGCGTCCCCTCGGTGCAGGCAACCTAGCCCCTGATAAAGGTATCGGTTAATGTCTGGTGAGCAGACTGATCACCTGCTCACTAAAAAATGTTCAAAGTGCCAAGAGTATAAATCTTTAGATGAATTTCATAAAGATAAAAGTTCTAAGGACGGACATTTTTGTTATTGCAAAGTATGTAAACGTAATATAGCTAAAATTTATTACGATTCGCATACTGAAGCTGTAATTGAACGGTCATATAATTGGCGTAAAAATAATCCTGAGAAAAAGCGGCTTCAAGCCAACACCTGGAACCGAGCTAATCCTGAGGGCGCTCGTAAAAGAGCCAAGGAATGGGCTAAAAATAACCCGTTAAAAGTTAAAGTCAATACTCAGGCTCGTCGTGCTCGTGAATTAAATGCTACAGGTTTTACGACGGACCAGCAGCTTGCTGATCGGATGGCCTATTATGGCTTTCAATGTATCTATTGCAGTGGACCCTTCGAGCATGTAGATCATTTTGTTCCGTTAGTAAGAGGTGGAAGTAATTGGCCTGCCAATCTCGTACCATCTTGTAGTGACTGTAATTGGTCGAAAAATGGCCGTGATCCATGGGAATTTATTCGATCGTTAGGTTAAACTAATCCGTTTTCGAGGGGACCTTCGGGTCCCCTCTTGCATTTGTATGGAGAGTGTGGTATAATATAATTATGGACGATCGAAATATGCGAGAACTCGTGCAGAAGACTTCCGACGCTTTAGAAACTCTCGATATTCACGTATGGGATGCTAACGTCTTCGTATATGATTTTCATGGGTACACATATGAGAATTATTCGATGCTAGTTGATGCAGTTAAACAGGGTAGGGCCATGGCGTATGTTGAAATCGACGCTATGCTAGGAGACAAGGTATGGGAACTCATTGAAACCGGGAACAGCTAAAGCTAAAGGTTTAGATACAGAAAATCGATTTGTCCGATGGTTGATTGAAGTCTGGGGCCTTGTTAATGTCGAACGGCGAAGACTTAATGGTATCCTAGACAAGGGTGATATCAGTGGCTGGGTTCGCCAGGACGGCACTAAGGCTGTCTGTGTTGAAGTAAAATCTGGAGCAAGTCTTGATTTACCTGGCTGGTTACGTGAACTCGCTGCAGAAAAAGCAAACGCTAAAGCTGATGTAGGATTTGTGACAGTCCGACCTAAGGGCAAACCTAATGTTGATGACTGGTATGGAATCATGCCGATGCCAGAATTGATGGTACTGCTGAGAGAAGCCGGTTATATCAATGGTTAACATAATCGCTGGTTGCCCTACTGCAGGCAGAGCTTGGATTTTGCCACAATGGAAGGAAGCGGTTGACAGGGCTTGTCCTCACGATGTAGAATTATCGTATGCGTTATCGATCCCTAAGTGGGATACTGACACGTTAGACATTGTGTCAAATTGGTCCGGTGCTCATATCATGGTCACTGACGAACAGCCACGGCTGGATCAGAGAGACTGGAGTAGCCAGGACAGATATCATGACATGGTAAATTTGCGCAACAATCAGCTTCGATATGTACGTACTGCAATGCCTACGTACTATCTCAGCCTTGATTCAGATATCCTTCTTGCTCCTAAAGCGCTTGAAGAAATGATCGAAACATTAGAACTAAATCAAGCAGATGCTGTCGGGAGCCTGACATATCTTGACCCTGTAGACCCCACTTGTACTAATCTTGCTACATGGGTCAATCCTGATGCACCTGGAGTCTTTCGTCGGGTAGAAGCTCCAGGTCAACATCCTGTGAATGTCTTAATGGCTATTAAACTAATGGGTAACCTAGCTTATAATATTAACTATGAGTATCATCATTATGGCGAAGATTTTGGTTGGTCGATTGCAGCCTATAAAGCCCGGGCACGTATTTTCTGTGATGGTCGTTCACCAAGTAAACATGTGATGAGCCCAGAGTGGCTCGATCGAGTAGACAAGAGGGTTGGTTATTAATGAGTTTACTGAGCGTAGTTGTAAATTATAAGACCGACGATCTTCTATATGAATTTCTCAGATCCTATCGAGAATTTGTTGATCAGGATTATCGTCGTTTAGTCGTTGTAGATGTTGAGGGTGATCCAGCAAGAAGCTTTGAATCTAGATGGCGTGACATGCCAGTCAGCAATTGGCTGACCGATACCGAAAATTGTGGTTATGCTCAAGCTGTGAATTGGGCGGTCAGTTCACAATCTGAATCTGATTTTGATAACATTGCTATCTTTAATGCAGATACAAAATTTATAGACCATTTTATTGTAGATTCTTGTGTTGATCTTCTTGATTCGAACGATGATATCGCTGTTGTTGGCCCTATGCAATTTGATAGCCAAGGCAGAATCACACATGCAGGTATTTTTGGGACGAATGATAAACCATTCCATAGAGCTTGGTTATCCCGAGATAAAGATGCTCATAGGTATGTTGCGGACTGTGTGTCTGTTTCGGGTTCAGCTTATTTTATTAAACGTAAAGTGTGGGATGAAATGTTTAACTGTCATCTATATAAAGAGATAGATCCAGATAGTAAGGGAGCGATGCTCCAGACTCCTCACTATTATGAAGAAACTTATCTTTCTTATCATGTGAGAGAACATGGATATAGAGTAGTATATAATGGAGAAGCTGAGATGATTCATGAGTGGCATAAATCATCTCCTGTAGATGGAGAAGTAGATTCTAAATTTATGCCAATTTCTCAATCTATTTTTAGAAAAGCATGTGATTATCACGGTATTATTCATGACTAAAATCTGTAGTAGATGTAAAGAAGAAAAATCTATTAATTTATTTTACAAAGTCAAGAAACATAAAGATGGATTAGATTATAATTGTAAATCTTGCGTTGGCGAATATAATAAGAAAAAATATAGAGAAAAATGGGCTGGACAAGAAAAAACTGGACTTTTACGTGAACAAGCAAAGTCTTTAGGATTAAAGAGATGCCCAAAATGTTGTGAAAATAAATCTTTAGATCAATTTTCAAATAATAAAAGAACTTCGGATGGTAAG